GCGTGTGCATCGCCATTCGTACCATCGCGGAAGACGCCGCCTCGGTCGATTGGGAGCTGTACAAAGACTCCGCCTCGGACGATGACACCCAGATCGAGGAACACCCGCTACTCGACCTCTGGAACAGGCCAAACGGGACGATGACGGGCAGCGACCTTTGGGTGGCTACATACACGTACTTCAAGCTCCACGGAGAGTGCTTCTGGTACTACCCAGGACTTACGATCGGGACGACCGGGGGCACGCGGGCGAACAGGCGCAGCACGGGGACGATCGAACTCCTGAACCCGACCGCAGTCACGGTCAAGGCGACCGGGGCCGGGTTGGAGTACACGTACCGAGTGGACGGTCAGGACATCGCGCTCGAGTCCGACTTCCTGACCCACTTCAAGCGGTTCAACCCCTACGTGCCGCTGCGTGGACTGTCGGAACTCGCGTCCCTTGCGATGGAACTGAGCGTCGATTGGTCGGCGGCGTCGTGGAACGCGGCATTCTTCGGGGACCAGAACGGCGTCCCCACGGGGCTGCTCAAGCCGGCCGTGGGGTCGATCATCCCATCGACCGACCGAGACGAGTACCTGAAACAGTGGAACTCTCGGCACTCCCGCAAGCGTGGGGTAGGGATCCTTCCCCCTGGTTGGGACTGGATCGGTGCCGGAGGCACCCCCAAGGACATGGAGTTTGGCAACATGCGGGAGTTCTCCCGTGAGCAGATCCTCGCCGTCTACGGCGTCCCCCCGTTCATGGCCGGGGTGCTCGATAAGGCGAACTACGCGAACGCACGGGAGCAGCGCGCGACGTATTGGAACGGCACGATCACGCGGATGCTGTCGTACTTCCAGGGCGTCATCAACTACGACTTCATACCCAAGGTCGGAGTGACCGATATCGAGTGTTGGCCGGACTTCGAGAGCGTGAAGGCGCTGACCGAGGACTTGGAAACGAAGGGGCGCATCGCCACGGCGCTGTTCGGCCTCGGGTTCACGAAGCGGTTGCTTAACGATCGGCTGGACCTCGGCATGGACGTGGACGAGCTCGAGGACGCCGACGTCGGCTACCTACCCATGAACATGGTCCCTGTGTCGATGATGGAAGAGGCTCACACGCCCGTTGCGCCAGTCGTCGATCCGAACGCGATGCCATCGGATGTCACTGATGCCGATCCGAGCGCCCCCGCGAAGTTCTACAGAAAGGCTCAGCCGGCCGCGACCGAGGGCCGGCGCGCGAACGTGTGGCGGTCGATCGCCGCGGCGACGCGGGATATCGAGATCCGATTCGTTCGTGTGATCCGAAAGCACTTCCGAGAGATCGAGGTGGAAGTCCTCGCTAACTTCGCCTCTCTCAAGGGATGGAACCTCGTTCATGGAGTCGAGAAGGCCGATCAGTCCTACCTATTCGACCTCCAATACGCTAAGGGGAAGCTGATAAGGCTCACCATGCCGCTGCACGCGGCTGCCCTTGATCGTGGCGGGACGGGCGTCATGTCCGAGGTCGGGAGCGCTGACCCGTTCGACGTTTTGAGCCCGAACGTGAGCGCGAAACTGGCCGAACTGACCCGCAAGATCGTCCGCATCGACGACACGATCGAGAAGCAGCTACGGGAATCTCTAGTCGAGGGGTTGAAGGCCGGCGAGGGCATCCCCGAACTATCGAGGCGCGTCGAGACGATCATGGACGCCTCGCGCTCGAGGGCCGAGACGATCTCGCGCACTGAGACGAACAACGCATTCTCGGCCGGCCGGGTAGAGGGTGCGCGTCAGGCCGGGGTATCTCGCATGGAATGGCTGTCGGCCCGCGATTCTTCGGTGCGCGATACGCACGCTCCGGGGACCGGAGTGGACGGGGAAGTCCGGGCGCTCGATGAGCCATTCTCAAACGGGCTCCGCTATCCCGGCGACAGCGTCGGCCCGGCGTCCGAAGTCATCAACTGCCGCTGCACGGTAGTACCCGTGATCGGAGAACCCATTGAGTGAACAATTCGAGCCCATCGAGGACGAACTCGTCCCGTCTTACGCGCGCACGCTGTGCTGCACCACGATCAAGGCCGTGAATAAGGCCGAGCGCGAGGTCGCGCACGTCATCACGACGAACGCCCCCGACCGCGTCGGGGACACCGTGCAAGCTGGCGGTGCCGACCTCACGAACTACCTGCGGCACCCCGTAGTGATGGCGGATCACTCGTACAGCATCGACCGGATCATCGGGCGCGCGGTCAATCTCACCGTGGACGAGAACGGGATCTTTGCGCGCACGAAGTACCGGGACACCCCGCTTGGCCGTGACGCATTCAACCTCGCAGCCGAGGGCCTTGGGGCATGGTCGATCGGCTTCCGACCCATCTCGTTCAAGGCGATCAAGGACGAGAAGGGCACACACAAGGGCTTCAACTTCACCAAGTGGGAATTGCTCGAGTACTCCCAGGTGGCAATCCCGATGAACCCCGACGCCATCCAGAACGCGATCACGCGCGGATGGGTGGCTCCCGAGCATGTCAAGACGTTTTTCCGCGTGGAGGAACCGGTAGAGCCCACCAAGGTGGCGGAGCTTGCCCCGAATGCCGAGTCGGTTCCTCGCGCTCTCAGGTTGACCCCGGCGGGCATCGAGGCGAACAGGCGCGGACGGGCCGCGCTGTCTCTCATGCTCGTCAATCTGCGCGAGTTGAAGGAACTCAATTCGCTTCTCTGACAAGAGGACACCAATGAAAGACATCACAACGGAACTCGACACGACCCAGGAGGATGCCGCGAGCATCGCTCCGCTGTGGGACGGGTTGAAGAAGGTAGCCAAGCGAGCGACCGAGACGGAGACCAGCACGAAGGCCGCGATCATAGAGATCAAGACGGAGACGGCGGCGAGCATCGGGGTGGTCAAGGAACAGATCGAGAAGGGCATCGGTGATGTCCTCGATCGCGTGGAGACGTTGTCGAAGCGCACGAGCGTATTCGGCCGGCTGAACGTCGAACAAGACGACCTCTCGGCAATCAAGGAGGCTCTGCCCGATCGGTTCAAGGGCAACATGAGCGCCTACGAGCGCGAGACCATCGGGACCAAGGGTCTGTTCTCGGACCCCCGCGGGCTCGCATCGGCTCACGCATGGTTCGCGCTCTCAACGAAGCTCCAGATGCGGTCGTTCGACCGCGACCGTGAGAAGAACCAGGCCGAGTTCACGAAGCTGAACGATCGCATGGAGTCGATCGAGAAGACCGCGCTGGACTCCATCGTGGACGCCCAGGGCGGGTACACCGTCCCGAACATCGTGGGCAATGAAGTCCTGAAGCTCATCCGCGATGCGTCGGACATCTACACGAGGGCCCGGCAGGTCCCGATGACATCGGACACGCTGTCATTCCCTGACGAAGCCACGGCGGTCGTGACCTACTGGTCGGCGACCAACGCGACGACCCTGACTGCCGGAGAGCCGGTGTTCGGCGTCAAGACGCTCACCGCGAACAAGCTGATCGGCCGAGCCACATTCTCGCTCGAACTGCTCGATGACGCGAACGTCGCCATCGTGCCGTTCCTCCAGGCGTGCTTCACCGAGAAGATGGGCGGCGACCTCGACAGCATGGCAATGGAAGGCACCTACGCGATCGCCACCATGCCGTTCACGGGAGTCCTGAACGCGACGAGCGTCACGACGTATACCCCGACGACCAACGGGACCAACGGCGTCGTCCTCAAGTACACCGACATGGTGAAGATGTTTGCGGCCGGCGGCGAGCGCTACACGCGCGATCAGGGCATCTGGGTTTGTGGCCCTGGCGTCTACGCGAACATCATCGGCATGACGGACACGAACGGGAACCCGATCGTGAAGTTCGGCACCGTCGAGTCCGCTCCGTCTGGATCGATTCTCGGCCGGCCGCTCATCGTCTCGAACCGCATGGTACTGACGACCATCGGCGCGGGCACGAACAGCGTCGGGAACCTGTACTTCGGACCTCCGTCCGCTCTCCTCTTCGGCGTTCGCCAGGGAATGCGGTGGGACGTGACCGACCAGGTTTCTTGGGCCACGTACAGGGCTGACGCGCGCATGGTCGGCCGCTTCGGCTATGTCGTGGGGATTCCGACGGCGTGGGTCAAGGCTACCGGCCTCTTCGCCAAGTAGTAACCAGCCGGGGGCGGGGCTTCGACCTCGCCCCCGTTTCCACCATGGGGGTCGGATGAAGAAGCGCATCAAGGTCATGTTGGGCGTTCCAACGATGACGAACCGAGTCACGATTCAGGTTGCCGGGATCATCGAAGCGATGAGGCAGTCCGTCGGCGTCGGGGATACTGAATTCGAGTTCAAGTACATCCTCGAAATGGGGCGCGCGCCAGTCGAGTATGCCCGGAACGTCATCGTCGGCCACTTCCTCCGATCCGACTTCGACAAGCTCTGGTTCATGGACGAAGACATGCTCCCGCAATCGTCCACTGTGCGGCTCCTCCACTCCGACGCGGACATCATCGCGGCCAGGATGTACAAGTTCGACCATCCGAACCCGGACATCGGCGTAAGCGTGGGGCTCGGCCTCTGCGCGATGAAGGAATCACCCAATGGGATGTTTTCTCCGGTCATGCCGTCGCTGGGCGAGAACGCAGTTCAGGACTGCGACGCGGTAGGAACGGGATGCACCGTCATCTCCCGCCGAGTTCTGGAAGATCGGCGGTTGTGGTTCCCGAACACCGTGCGCGAAATCAGTAAGCCCGAGGTGGACGGGAACATCGATACCGGAATGGGTGAGTACGCCCCGGCGATCTTCAGGACGCAGCGCGCTCCGAACGGAAAGGGCATCATGGGCGAGGACATCGACTTCTGCAAGCGTGCCAAGGCGCTCGGCTACACGATCAAAGTCGATCTCAACGCAGTGTGTGGCCACTTCAAACACATCGATATCGACCAGGCCGGGTTCCTCGCTCAAGAGACGGTCTCGCGCGTATTGAGCGGGGTCACAACGGAGGATGGGAAGGTCTTCAAGTTCGAGCCGAAGGCCGTTCACGCCCCGTATTTCGACAAAGCGATCCACGCCGGCCAGTCGACCGTGAAGGCAGTTTGATGGTCTCGATCATCGTCAGAGGCAAGAACGGGCACGAACTCACAGAGAAATGCCTCACATCAATCGTGGCGAATACATCACCCGATCTCTACCGACTGATCCTCGTCGATGACGGCAGTTCTCCCGCCTACGGGTTCCCGTGCGACTTCCTGGTGAGGTCCGATGTCTGCCGCGGAGCCGTGACGGCGACGAACATGGGTCTTGGGGTGGCGCTACAACAGAGCGACGCCCCGTACATCCTGGTCCTCGACAATGACACCGAGATACCAGACGGTGACTTCGGTTGGCTTCCCAGGTTCATCGGGGAGCTGGAGGAGAACCCGCAGACGGCTGCGATCGGGGCCACCACAAACTTCTCCAAAGGGCCGCAGCACATCCTCGCGTCTCCGCAGACGTACACGGCGGACTGGTCCGAAGACAAGCGCGGCGGGACGAAGACGAATCCCCAGGTCGCCGACTTCGTGTCCTTCGCCGTGCTGATGCGCCGCGACGTGGTCTCGCGCGTGGGCTTCTGGGATGAGCAGTACAACCCTGGGAACTACGAGGACACGGACTACGCCGCCCAGCTCAGGCTCGCTGGATTCGAGGTGCGAGTCGCGAGATCCGTGTACATCCATCATCTCGGCCACTCGACGTTCTCGGACCAACTCAGCGATCTTCTAAAAACCAACGGCCTCAAGTTCGTCCAGAAGTGGGGGCCGGGCCATCTGTGGGACCTCGGACTCCTTCCCACGCAGTCGCTCGTATCCGCCGTCCGCTCACGGGAGGGACGGGCATGAGTTCCGTGATCGAGACCATTCGACGGAACAACGGTCCAGGGACCCTGCAAACCGCGACGACGTGGAACGGAGCGGCGTTCGTGGCGGGCATGGTCAACCTCGTCCGACCTCTAGTGGCGATCGAGGTGGGTGCCCACACCGGGTCAACATCGGCGTTCATCATTGAGGCTATCAAGATGAACGACTGCGGCCGGTTCATCGCCTACGAGATGGACATAGTGCATGCCGCTGAGACCAAGAGGAAACTAGAGGACCTGTGGCCGGGTGGGGCGTGGGAGGTTAAGGACGGCGACTTCTTCAAGGAGAATGCTCGTGGTCCCGTGAACTTCGCCTTCATCGACATAGACCCGAAGGTGCGATACGGGGACGCATACGAGGATATCGAATTCGCACCAGGGGCGGTGATCGTCGCGCACGACATCACGCTGTACCCGGACGAGATCAACCCGTTCAGGGCCCGGCTCATCAATGAGGGCTGGAGCACGATCGTCCTACCGTGGGAACGCGGGTTCCTTGTGGCGGTGAAGCCGTGAAGCCGCTCTACGCTCAGAGGGGTGGAATCATCTCGCGCGGGTGGCTATTTATGGGCGAGCAGGGTGGGCCGTGCGACAAGTCGTGCGAGTTCTGCTACTACGCTCATCAAAAAAGCCTCGTCTTCTACGACTTCCCGACACTCCTAAATCACGCGAACCTGTTCCGCCACTACTACGGCCTCGACGCCTGCGACATCACCGGGGGCGAGGCGACGATCTACAAGACGCCGAGCGGAGACATCGTCGATCTAGTGGCGCACTGCGCGCGAATTGGTCTCAAGCCGACGATCATCTCGCACGGTCAGAACAACAGGGACGACTGGAAACTCGGCCGTCCTCGGCCGCTTTACCAGGAGATCGAGGACGCCGGACTTGAGGATTGGCTGATCTCTCTCCACGGCGGCAGTGCAGCGTCTCACGACAAGATCCTGGGATCGGAAGGCTCGTTCGATCGGGTGATCGCTGGCCTTGACCTCGTGAATCGTCCGGTTCGGTTCAATTCTACGATCGTGGGATCGAACTACAGGGACTTCCCGACGAACGTCCTGAAGGATCGCCCCCCTACGGTGTTGAACCTCATCGCGTTCAACCCGTTTCACGCATGGCACGAAAAGACGGGGCTCACCGAGATCGACTTCCAGATTAAGTACGACGAAGCCGCACCGTACGTTGCGCGCGCGGTTGACGACCTGGAGAAGATCGGATGGGAGGTCAACGTCCGGTACTTCCCTATATGCGTCGCCGAGAAGCACGGTTTCGCCGAGAACGTCAGCGGCTACCACCAAGTCCCTTACGACCCGTGGGAGTGGCGGTTGAACGTCACCGCGCGCACTCCGTTGGAGTCGATCGAGAAGCAGGGCGGATGGGTCGCTGCCGAGCGCAACATGGCGACCCAAATGCTCGGGGGAAGGTCGAACGAGACATGCGGCACGTGCGCGAACGCGATGATCTGCGACGCCCCGCAGCCTCAGTACCAGAAGAAGTACGGCCTCGACGAGTTGCTACCGATCGTAGGCGCGGCTCGAATCGACCCCCTGCACTACCAGAAGCACCGCGGCGTGCCTCTGCTTCAAGTTGAGGAGAAGACAGCATGAGCGAGGCCATACGCACGGAGATTTTCGCTTCGGCTGCGGTGAGCGCGGCTGGCAATACGGCGGGGTTTTCGCTCCCTACCGCATCGAACCTGTTCATCGGAATCGACGTCACGGCCTGGGTTACGGCTGGGCCAATATTCACCTTGCAGGCGAGTGACGACGGAGGAACTACCTGGTTCGATTACGCTTCGGACGTGGCCGTGAACCTGAGCACTGCGGCGGCACTCAACCTGCAACTAGCGATAACCGGAGTCGGCAAATATTCGCTCATCGCTAAGAACTTCGCGGCTGATCGTTACCGGGTGCGGTGGACGCTCGCGAGCGGTTCCGCCACTTTCTCGATCTCGGTCGTGGCGAAGTAGTCATGGCACTCGCGGCGTACACCGACATCGAATCGTGGATCGGACGGACGCTCGATTCTAACCGGCAGGCCGAGGCGACAAGCTGTATCGGCTTCGCGCAGTCGTGGATAGCCAACCAGGCCGGGCTCCGGTCGCTCGAGAAGGAATCGGCGGCGGTGACTCTCTACGAGGACGGAGAGAAACTGACGAGCGCTTCCGAATTCTGGCTTTCGGCTGCGTGCCGTCCAGCGTGGCATGTCGGGACCTCGGACATCTTCACCGTCTCGGAGAACGGTGCGGCGTTGACGGTCGCGGTGGGCTACTCCTCGACGGCCTCGGTGATCCTCTCAGGTGTCAACAGCATGGACCGGGTGAGGCTCTACCGCGCCGGAGGGTGGTCCTGGTCTCGGGGCCTTCCAGGGAACATCTCGGTTGCGTGCAAGTGCGGATTCGACACCTCCTCAACGGCAAGCACGAATCCTCTACCGCTCGACGTGAAGAGACTCGTCGTCGAGGTCGCGTGGCTCATGCTGAACGGTTCCCAGCGAACAGGGAAGACGAGCGTATCGAAGGCGGGGACGTCGGTGTCCATCAGCGAAGACCTCTCGTCGGCTGCCACCGGGACCCTCGACTGGCTGCGGGGGATTTGATGGTTCAGGTCCTTCTCCTCGTAATCGCGGTGGCGGTCTTGGTGATCGCCGGTCGCGTTATCGCCATTGACAATCGGATGAGGAAGGCCGCGAAGTGACCGAGACCGTGAAGCTCAACATGGACGAGATGATCCAGCGGTTCCGGTTCATCGGTAAGAACCTCGCTCCGACTATCTACAGAGCCATGCTGGTATCGGCGCAGGCCATGCTTCGCAAGGGCGTCGTCGAGCACATGAGCGGAGCGAAGCGCGGAAGCGGACCGAGCCTACTCGGTGTGGAAACCGGAAGCGCTCGCAGATCGATGATCGACCAAGCCGGGCTCGCAGCAGACAAGGTGTTTGCGCTTATCGGGTCGCCCCTTGGGTACGTCAGGGCGCACGAGGAGGGGTTTGACGGGCCGGTGCAGGTCAGGGCGCACACGCGCCGGATAATTCGGTTGAAGCGTAACACCCGCACCGGTAGGGTCTCGAAGAAATCCGCAGCCGCATACAAGGCGTCCGTCCGCAAGGGTGGTAAGCGCTTCGCCTACGTCCGCGCGCACGACCGCAAGGTGGACATCGTTGCAAAGCACTTCATCCGAGACACCGTCCTAGAGTCGGTGGCTCCGACCGAACAAAGGATCTTGAAGGCGTTGATGATAGCGGCCCGCACCGGGAAGATCCCCACGACGGGGCAATTAGGAGCTTGAAATGAAACCGTACACAGGACAACTTGTGCTCTACCAGTCCGAATCGTTCGCCATGACTCCCCCGTTCGCCGCGATCGTTGCCCGAAACCTCGGCGGCGACGTCGTCAACCTGTCGGTTCTCGATGGGAATAAGGCAGCATGGTCGCCAAAGCTCAAGGTCGCCTACAACGTGAAGGGCGAGCTCGGTACCTGGCGGTATCAGGAAGACGTCCTAGCTGCTGGAGTCGATGCGTGACCGTTGGGGGAAGGCGATGGTTCTCGTGGCCATCGTCTTGGCTTCGACGGTATCCGCTGCGTGGAAGAATCATCCGATGATCTACACCTTTGACACCCAAGACGAACTGAACGAGTGGGTGATAGCGGGGGATGCTGCCATCGAGCCGTTCTCGTTCTACTCGACGCCGAATGCGCTACGTCTAGAGGGGTCTCTGTCTTATACGCCAGCGAGCGGGAGCCGACTGCTTGGCCCTGGGCTTCTCGTTCAGCCCGGAACGACGTACATGGTCTCCGCTCGTCTCAACGCGGATTTAGCCGTGACGAAGTTGACCGTTCGCATCCAAGACGGAGTCGACACGGTCGCGACGTTCGTGGTGAGCGTCTCCGACGTAGCCGCTGGGTGGCAGCCTTACGACTTTGGTCCGTTCGTCAATACCGGATCCGCTTACACGACTGAACTCCAAGTGTTTATAGAGACTTCATCTAGTGGGATCTGGCTCGTTGACGACATCGAGATTGTCGAGGTATCGGGAGACGTTATGAAGAAGTGGTCCGCGATCAGCGCCGCGATCAAGGCCATGAAGGACGTGACAATAACGCGCAACTACAACAACGACCTCGGATCGCGCGTCTACACGCGACTGTTCACGCCGCAGGAGCAGCGGGACGTTGCGCTCCCCTATGCTTGTATCCCGGTCGATCAGGAAGCCGAGAAGATCGAGTACGAGGGCTTCCAGTTCCAATCAACGTGGAGGCTCACCGGGCACGCCTTCTTCAAGGACAACCCGGAGAGCGATCCACTCGATAGCGCCGGGGCAACGTCGGCGGCGAAGTTCCGCGATGACCTCATCCGCGCGTTCATGGCTGACCCCGACCTGGGGAACACGGTCAAGAACTGCGAGGTGACGACCATCGAGACTTCGGCCGGCGTCGTCGACGACGGCGTCTCGGAAGTCATCTTTACAGTCGAGTTTCAGCAGTACGGCGGCGCGGCCGATTTGGCGGCGTCGTAACGACAAAAACAGGCTCAATCGGCGTTAGCCGAGAAAGGGGACAGACATGGCCATCGCAGGTTTAGACTCAACAAAGATCCTCGTCGGCGGCGCTACGCTATGGATCGGAACGTACGCCACATCGGCGGGGACGTTCACGGGGACCTCGTTCGGGCACACGCTCTCACCGACG